TGAGAGGGTCCAAGATCTGGTGAAAGATCTCTGAGCCACTCCTCTATGGACGTAACTTGTTTGTTCTTCTTTGTCGTCTTTTTTTCCATCGACAAAGAGCTTTCCGTACTCAGTGTAGACATTGATTTCTTCTTTTTTGAATCCTGCGAGAGCAATCTCTAGTCTAGATTCTACGTTGCTTAACTGGACTAGGTTGTATGGAGGATAACTGGTCGTCTCATTTTGCAGCTCGAAGAGACGATTGATGTACTCATCCACACCAATGCTGTTTTTATTTATACGATCCAACAAGGCAGGCAGGTCTGCAGTGTGGAACCTAGCAAGGTTTCCCATGATTCTTAGCTCCTTTGAAAGCGAGTTTGTATTGTGTGGACCCCGAAGGCATCCAATACTATTTAACCATAACATTAAAAAAGAGGCACGGGTGATAACCGTACCTCTCTATATGGTGTTCCGACTTTCGTAGAGACCGCACGAAAGGTCTCACGTTTATTTATTCACCTTCTGGTTTCTTTCTCTTACCAATGTTATATTTAGTTTCAAGTTCCCACTCATTCTTTTCTTTATATGCAAGAACTTTGATTTGATTCAAAGGTGCGATGTCAGTCACCTTTGTTGTATCAACAACGGTAATCAATCCCCAGTCAAGGAGAAGTTGAATAATACGGTTACGTCTCTGAACATCATTCACAGTAATGTTGGCTCTCTTGCCGTCAAGAGCAAACAGTTCTTTAAAGTGAACGATGAAATACTTACCCTGTTTGTGCAGGATGTGGCAACTCTGATAGAGTTTCTTCTCCTTTCTCGATGCAACTCCAATACGTGTCAGCGTCTCACGAACCTTGAGAAAATCATCTGGTTCATTCAATGTCACCTCAATCATCTGGTCGGGAGACCATCTAATTTCAGGTTCAACAATAGCGCTCATCTTTTACCTCCAGTCTCAAGTCGATCTCTAATATGTGAAAGTTGTTCTGTAGTCAGAATATTCAAGACTTGTTTGGCTTTTTCATTACTATAACCATAATAACGTTTTACAAGGTCAAGGTCTTTAATCTGATCTTTGCGGAGCCACGGAGAGAATCTCTTCCGTTTCCTGAGACTATTTAGAAGAAAGTCATATTGTAACTTTTTTGCAAGGTTTGGACTCTTGTTGAGTTCATTCACAAACATGATGCAATCCAAGTGTCCAGAGAGACAACGATTGATGATGTAAGGAGGATAATCCTTTTCAATCAGAGGATCTTCATCAATCAAATTCTCTTTGTTGATGTTGATAGAGTTGAGCCAATCTTTGAGTTCCATTATTTAAATACAGCGGTTACACTAACAATTGTAGCCCCAGGATTTCTTGCAAGTGCAACTTCTTTTGCATCTTGATAATCCCTAGCAATGACAGTTTCTTTGAAGACTTTTCCAGCCTTGAATAGAGTTACTTCACAAGTCATCGGATGATGTCAATGTCCATGTCTTTACTCCACACCTCAAGTTCTGTGCGAAGTTTCCCTTCAGACTTCAAACTGTCGTATCGTTTTGAAGCTTTATTCTTCCACCACTTGATCAAGTTCTCCATGTAAAACTTGTCATAGTTGATTGGATTTTCGATCAACTTATTAGTGTCACCACGAATCACTTCGCGTGAATTGGAGAAACCATAATCACTGAAGTAAGTACGTTTCTTCTCAGTCAGAGACTTTGCATTAGCAATCGCAGCCTTGAAGTCTTCTAGTTTTTCACCCTGAAGACTCTTTTGAATCACTGCGATCATTCTCTGTTGTGTCTTGAGTTTGCGACTGGATGCATCCTCCTTTACCAACATCTGATCGTTGTTGCGTGTGATGAACCACTTGTTCAGATCTTTGAACACGTTGTCATGCAGGAGAGGCGTGAAATCACTCTGAGTGAGTCCTTTGTACCTCAGATAGGGTTTGAGTCCGTCATACTGTGAGGAGGACTTTGTAGACCCGTACAGAGAGGTTGTCTCAAACAGACAGATGTCAGAGTTGTATTTACTATTGATCTTCTCTCTAGCTTCATGGGAACAACACAAGAGTGCAAGAAGTTTTCCACCCAGATAGTTGAAACCAAATGGTTGTGTAGGCACAATAATAAACCCCATGATCGAGTGTCTGTTGAAACGAGACAACTCTGGGGTCATACCAAGCCACTCATTGCGTGGTTTGGAGTTGATTGTAGGAGAACCAAATCGAACGAAACCAACAATCTTCTTGGTGTTAGTTTCTACAACGATCCACTTCAGACTCTTTCCAGGAATTGAGTCTTCGATCGAGTGAGACGTTGTGATCTGTAGTCTCTCGTTATAATATTCATTCGTAAAACTATCTTTCTCTCCTGCAGCATAGACCTTGAAGTCCATGTCTTGTGGATGCATGTCAAAGGAATCGAACATATCATCCTCTGGACCACATCCAGGAAGATACGTTGGCATCTGAGACATCCTGTCAAGTTTTACATTACGGAGATATTCATCAATGCGTCCCATGTTGGAGAAGTAATCGATGAACTGATCTGCCGCATATGTCGCATCATGTAGATTCAGTTGCATCAGTTCTATACACCTCTAAAAGGATCATCACTTCTGAGAAGAACTCCATCAACTTTGTTGATCAGTTCTTGCATACTTCCATGCAGGACACGATATCCAGTTCCAACATAAAGTTGTCCAAGAAATACCGTGATGGTCATTGCACTCCAGAAGTAGTAATACATTCTGGATTTCTTTTGTCTAGGACTTTTCATTTGAAGTTACACTCACACATAATTTCAGTCAGTGCAGCCAGAAGATTGATCTCCTGGTCAGCTACGAATGCCGATTGGTATTGATATTTAGCAACAATAAGAACAGCAGCAGCAATGGAAGGACCGTCCAAGGATGGATAAAGATTATCGTAAACATGGCGCAAAAGAACACCAGGATCATTGTCCAGGCTATTGACACACCATTTACGTACTTCTGAAAAGTTTTTCTCTTTGAGGTTTTTGACGAGCTCATTTACTGCGACCTCTTTGAAAGTCGTAAGAATCCCCGTATCAATTTTACCACCCACAGCGTATCGTTGGCACTCGTTGAGGACACGTCGCCAGTCTGGGAAGTGTTTGTTGATGAGTTCGACAAGGACTTTGTTGTCGTACTCAACTCCTTCGGCGTCGAGGATGTCTTGGAGTCGTTTGAAGAACTGGGCTGCGATTGCAGGTTTTTGTTTTCCTCCAATTCCGAACTCAACCACTGTGCAACGGGAATGAAGTGGTTCGATGATTTTGTTTTTGTAGTTGCAGGTGAAGATGAATCTGCAGTTGCCATAAAACTCCTCAATAGACGCCCTAAGTAGGAGTTGTACGTCGTTTGTTGTGTTATCAGCCTCATCGATGATGATGACTTTGTGTTTAGCAGTTGACGAAAGTGATACGGTCGAAGCGAAATTTTTTGCATTATTTCTGACCGTATCAAGGAAGCGTCCTTCATCGGATCCATTGATGACATAATAATCTACCCCAAGTTGATGGCAGAGAGCCTTTGCAACTGTTGTCTTACCAATACCAGGAGGTCCAGACAACAACATGTTTGGAATCTCTCCTTTATCTAGGAAGGATTGAAACGTTTTTTTAGTTGTGTCAGGAAGGATACACTCTTCAATAGTTTTGGGTCGATATTTCTCAACCCAAATAAAATCACTCATAATCAAATCCAGTCAGGTTTACGGTCAGGCATACGAAGATAGTTGTCTTTCACCCATGGTTTAGATGCGATGTACATCTTGTACTTCGTATAGATGTCAACGGTGTCATCATACTTGAATTCATCAGGCCCTGCAAATACAAAAGGAGTCGGTCCTTTACCACTGCGACCTTGTGGGTCTGCACATGGAAGAATTTCGTTTGCTGCCATCAGAGTATTGAAACAGGTATGTGGTTTACCATACCTCAGTGAGTATTCATTGCACAGAGCAAGTCCATGAGCAAGTAACCACCTCCAGTTGTTCACAAAAGAGTTTGCCCATATGGTGCATGGGTGATTACGAAAGGCACCCTTCTCAGTGGCATAGGGAGTACCGTCTGCCTTGGGAAGAGTGCCAAAACCATGACCCCATTTGTCAGAACAAACGATTGCAAGCATCTGACAAGTCTCTAGTGGCATCTTGACAATGTGTTTGTCAGGAAGAACTCTAGCAGACTTCAAAGGATCGGGGTCAGTGACAAAGATGTTCATTCTAAAGGTCTCGTAAAAATTTCAGATACAAGGTCTGTCGCACCCATGGCTTCGTACATGTACGTCGCACCAGATCTAGGATTGGTGTGTTGACCACAGGTGAAAACGTCACAGACCGCCATACCGTTTTCAGGCCAAGTATGAATCGAAATGTGCGATTCGGCAAGAAGGGCAACGGCTGTCACACCATGTGGTTTGAACTTATGCGACGATATGTCTAGTAACGTACTTTCAGATAAAGTCGCAGCGTTCGCAAGAACATTACGAATGTGCGACTCATCATCCAGAAGTCCATAAGGACAACCCTTCAAAGTGAAGAGTATGTGTCTCATCATCCGAAAGTAGAATCAGGTTCTAGAGCAATATAATACTTGAGATCCAGATCCTGGTGAGTCAAACGGGACAGAAGTTTTTGTGACACAACCACGTTGTAGGAACCAGGAAGAACCTTGATGTTCTCAACCTTGAAGTTGAATACAAACTCTTCGTTGGTTTCACCAACCACGATAGCGAAGTCATTGGAACTGTCGTTCTTCTTATCGCGAACAACCAGTTTGACCACTCCAGCTTCACCAACAGCAGACAGATCAGGCAGTTGATACACTGCTGCAGCTTTCAGAAGTTTGTCCAGTTGTTGAGTAGAGAGTTCGAAACAAACATCTTCAGTCGGAAGAGAGATCTCTTTCTCAGGGGGAGTGACAATCACATTCGGATCAGCGAAGAAATACTTTGATCGCATCTTACCTTCACGAATGACAGTGTAACCATCATTGCCGAAATCCAGTTCAGGATGTTGGTGGAGACCCATACCATTGAGGAACTGGTTCAGATCATAGATACCAAAGTCCTTCGGGATATCTTCATCAATCGAAGCTTCTGCAAGAATGTTCTTCATCACACTAATGGTGCGAAGAGAGTTACCCTTCTTGAACAGGATGGACTGATTGATGGAGGAGAAGTTCTTGAGGAGAGTCAGGGTCTTATCAGAAAGTTTCATTGGTTCGCGGAGTTTCATCATTGGTTGTAGGTTTCACGTTGTGCATTCTTGTCATTGAAATGCATCAGAAGAACAGCATAGTGCAGGATCTTCATGATATCACGTCGAGCAGTACCCTTCTTATCATATCGTGAGGCATATTTGAGGATGTTGGATCGGCAAAAAGCCTCACCATCACCACATGCTTCAATCAGATCAAGTGTCTGAATTTTATCATCACCAGCAGAGTAATGCTGGTTGTATGTTGCAGAAATATAATCGGTTAATTCTTTGAGGATGCGATCCTCACTGTACTTAAAACGGTTTGGATCAGTCATTTCATCATAAAGTAAACTCCAAGCATTAGTCATTATATCAGGCAACCTCCTCCATGTCAATTCGTTCACCAGAGGCAGTGTAGTCAAAGTCTCCATCAACCTTGTCATAGAGTTCGACAAAGGCCTGTTTTGTTTCATCATCGAATCGGTTGATGCAAACATCGATGGCTTTGTGTTTGTCATCGAAGATACCATAGGCACGAACGATGTGAACCAGACGGCGAGTAGAGATCAGATCTTCGATACCACCATCGAAGAAGGTCTTGCGGATGATGTCAGCCCAATCACAGAGGTGTTTGACAAAAGCCTCATCGTGTTTACCAACGGAAGCAGCGACACGCATAAGGATCTTACGTTCGGTTGCAACCGTAGGATAATCCTGTTCAAAGGTGACAGGGAAACGCTCTAGGAACGCTTCGTTGAGCACGTTAGTTCCAATGAATC